ATTGTATTCATACTCATCACTCTCACCATCTTCCCACTTACCGCAGTATCCCATACCACCTTCATGATATACAGCATCTACATGCCAGTCATTTTCAAACAGGAATTCATAGAGTGCAAGTGGTGGTGCCCAAGCAGTTTCAAATGAGATCCAAATAGTTTCATCATCATATCGATCGTAGTCAATGACAGAGATATCCCATTTAGTACCCCAATTGTTACAGTTCCACTCATACCAGTTTTCTTCTTCAGATTCTGGACGTGGGCGTAAATGTTGAAATACTTGTTGATTGTCTTTATCTTCTAAGACAGCAACGAGAGCATCAATTTTCTCTTTACTTGCAGTAAGAGTTGCAGCATTATCACACCAATTAGGCATTTGAATTTCCTTTCACAAATTTCATAATAAAATTATACATCAAAACTACAATTCTGTCAAGTAAAGTTTTGTTGGTTGCAAACCTTGCAATTAAGCTGTGGCTCCACTTGCTGGAGCCTGAGAGTTTTTTACTTTCTTTTCCTTTGTTGCTGGAGCAGGCACAGATGAGAAAGTTTCTGCTACTAACTTCTGTGTAATCTTTGGATACATCTTTGTTAGTTTCTGATCTTTGATTGCGAGAATTAACTTTGATTCGTAAGGATGTAGATTCTCAAGCAACTGAATGAACAAAGATTCTCTACGCAGTTTATTCAAATCCGCACGACAGAACACATACAACTTTCTGGCTTCCATATGCAAATTTGCAGGACTCATACCAATCGGTGCAGCATCTTCCTTAAATGGAGGATCTCCCTCAGGTAAAAAGAATTTCTTCTCTGGGTCAAATGCATGTTCAAAAATCAAACGCAGTGCACCATTATCTTTATATTTTGTAATAGTAGCTGGGTCCTCATTGATCTCAGCCAACATCTCAGTAACTAATTTTGTAGACATTAAAAGTCCTCCAATTCATCTAATAGTAAACGACATTTATTGGCGATTAAATAATTCATTATCGTCATCTTGTCGGATGTCGTTTTATAATCCGCATAGGTATCTATAATTTGTTTTGACACATCCTCAGGAATAAACTCAAAGTCTACCAGTGTTTGATTGCGATGCCAGTTACGACGTTCTTCGTCAGTCTTACATGCAATAAAACCATTCTCAATAAATTCCTGCAGTCGTTTTGAAGAAACAGGTTTCTGTCTTTCGCCTTTGAGGAACACATCATCATTACTCAGGATGTTTGGAATACCATCATCACCTGCTTTAACAATGTGAGTAATAGTTTTCTCATGCAACTCTTTCTTAGTTGCTTTGACATATTTCTTCTGAATAGGTGACCACTGAGTTACATTATCATACTTTTGCAACTGAATGAAGTCGCCATCTGAAGATACAACTAAAATCTTCTGTGGTTCTTCTACTAGTCCTTGCTGAACCAATGCATTAGTCTGACACCACTTAGCCATTACTGCGATAATATCGTCAGCTTCTGCACGTTCCAGATGTAAAACTTTATACGGAAAGTTCTGTGCAATCTCATCACGAATTTGCGACAGCGTATCAAAGATTAGAGTCCAATCAAGATCGCTGTTATCACGTGCTTTCTTACGATTGCACTTGTAGTTAGGGAAGAACTCCCTACGCCAATACTTACGTCCATCGCAACAGATAACCAACTCCCCATACTCTTTGCCATATTTCTTTTTGTATGACTTGAGTGTTGAGAGTGTTACGTGACGAATCAGGTTTTTAATTTCCGACTCGCTACCTTTCAACTCACGTTGAAACGATAGAATGTTACTCAGAGCTACCTGAGAGTAATCAACTAAAATCATTAAAATGCTCCAAGTAAAATAGTTTCTTCATTGAAACGACCATTCGGTACAGCTGGTTTAGTCTTCAATGTTTTGATTGCACTGTTCAATGCACGTTTACCCAACGATAACCCTTTGAAGAATTCTTCAGGTTTGCGCAGAGTCATACGCTTTGATTCTTTAATATCGAAACCGATAATGGTAGTTCCCTTAACTGATAGAGTGCCACCATTCTCACCTTTGTATACACCGAGATGTTTGTATTTGGTGTTGTAGTACCATACTTCTGTTGAGCCAATGATACTTGCAGGGTTCACAGACTTTAGGTTTAGTTCTGCAAACTCTTTGAGATATTTCATCTTGGCAACCTGCTTACCAGCTGGTACTTCCTTACGCTTACGTGGAGCACGATTAGCCTTAGCAGTCTGAACCATCTGATTACAGTCAGCAACGATGTTATCCACGAACTCCAAGAATTTCTTTAGTTCACGTTTAGTGAAGTTTGAGTAACCCTCTACAAGTTGTTCATCTTCACCAGCGATTGCTTCACGCAATTCATCAGCCAAAGGAACAAACAATTCACCGATACGTTTAGCGATCGGTGCTGCTACTTGTTGTGCCAGTAGATAATTTTTAGCTGAGAAGTCAGACTTACAACCAGCCAACACAAAGTCATCGATGGCACCTTCGATCTCACCAGCAAGATCGTGTGCTTTCTCATCCATTCTATCTTGAATGGAAATTACATTTGTTGGGGTTTCTTCTTTCTTGATAACTTCTTTCTTGACTTCTTTCATCGCAGTCAATTCTTTGATGCGATTCTCAAGAAATAGTTGATGATTTTCCGATAGGTCACCACCACGATCGGCGATACGTGCGAGTATACCAGCATAACGAAAATGTTTTTCGTCAATCTTCAGAAGTTGTGCTGCTATTTTTTTGTTTGTCTTTGCGACATGATTGATAAGCCATTTCTTCTTATCTTTGTCATCATTGTTATAATTGTAGTAGTTGAGTATCTCGAGAAAACTGCTGTTATACCTCGATGAGTTCAACTCAGGTTCACTACCATTAACTTTTGCAATAAGTTCTTTACGTTTCGCTGTATTCATTACCATAGGAATATTTCCTCACTTTCTATAACTATTATACCCTACTTTTGAATTATTGTAAAGCATTATTTTAACAGAGCAGATACTGTCTTGCAAAGGTCTTTTCTTCCCTCTTCCAGTAGAATCCAGTGAGATGCTTCTGAGTAAATTTGTGTATTAAATTTACGATATGCTCTTTTAATTTGGTCACTGGGAGTTCCAGTAAAGATTACAAGAACTTCATCGCATTTTAAAGAAGAAAGAAAAAATTCGTTTGTGTAAGCTGAACGAAATTTTTGTGATGTTTGTATTGGATATTTTGGTGCATAAAACACTTCATCTAAACTTTGGAGATACGCATGCTTCATAGTTTTATTCATAGAAGTTTGCTCTATCACTTCAGCTACAGAATCTCTACGAAACTCTACCTTATCGTCTAGCTCTTTTTTTGGAATTTTAGTTCCAGGCGAGAAAGGATCTAGTAGAATCAGTTTACTAATTTTATTTTGCTGCGCATATTGCAATGCTGTAATACATCCATAACTGTATCCCATAATGTTTTGAACAGTATTTTCTTTAATAATATTCGTGACATTTTTGAATACATCATCATGATTACTAAATGGTATATCGAAAGTGAATGTCTCGATACCATCCTCAACAAGCATATCACAAAAACTATCTTCTTCACAATCAAGATCGAACATGGATTTGGTTCTCCATGTCGCACCTTGTAAGTAAAGAAGTTTAGTTTTAGGGTTGCTTGGGATTCTGTGATGAATTTGCACTTGTTACTTTCTCATACAATTCAACGAAGTCTTCATGGTCTGCTACTTCTTGGTGCAAACTTTGCTTATGAAAAGTTTTAGCAATCTTGTTAATAATTTTCTTTGGAATTTGCAACTGGTCAGATTGTTCCTTGACAATTTCCTTAATCAAATCACGTTCTGCTTCAGTTCGCACCATTGAGTTACTAATTTCATGAATGGCTTTCTGCAGATCTTTTTTCTGTTCAGGTGTCAATACGTAATTCATTCTTTATCCTTTTTAATTTCAATTGATTTTGAGAAGAAGATGTGCATCAAAACTGCTGCAGACCAAGTCTCTAACGAATAGGGAATTGCGAGCAAAGGGAACAATGTGTTCAGTGCCCAGATGTATAGAATTGGCAGGAGAACTGCCAATGCGATAATAATGATGACACCAACAGTGACACCAAACATAGCAATAATAGTTTTCATAGCGAACATTCCACTTTAATTACGGAGTCCCAACGAAAGGATCTCCACTCTTGTTTTTCTGTATCAAAGACCCGAACTGCGGATCCAGAAGTCTGGCTACTCGTGCTTTCTTCTTTGGGCATCTTGTCTGTAGGTATTCTTCCCTCGCTGAGAGTGCAAAACATTTTTCTTTCAGTTCCGTCTTTTTTGGTAAAAGTAATGCACAGATCTTTTGCGTTTGCATCTCGTAGTAGTCCATATGTCCACTCTTTGAATTGTTCAAACTCTTTTTCATTCTTGAGTACTGTTTGGAATGTCATTATCAAATCTCACTTTTAATTCATTAATTAATGGTTGGAAAAAATCTTTAAATTCTTTTGAAGAATAAAATGTAGTATACCCACTGTTTGTAAGTTCTTTCCCATTATTATCATAGGAAACTTGTCTGATTGTAAACTCGACTAGGTCATAGTCGTGGGACTTAACTCTGATAGTCCGATAAAGATCGGGTCTACTAATCTCAATATCAATATTCATAACCACCTTTCTTGTGCTTAGGTTGACGAGTGTACTGAACCTTAGACTCCACTTTTCTCATACGATACTTAGGAGTGCGCAAATCCTTAGCAACAGGATTTCTAGGTTTAATTGAATTATACACTACTTTCATTTTAATGTCAACTTATTTTATTATTGCAGTCTGTAGATAACCCCAAAGATATAAACTGCCAACAAACCTGCATTTACCACAATAAGACTTTTCTCTTTCATTCTTATTGCAGCTGCAAGCCACGTTACAGCACCAGCATTGAACAGATACACATTCAATGGATCTAAAGCCAAAGATGTTGCAACTGCACCAGCAATCGTCAATGCAGTTCCAACCCATTTCAAAATTTCAGTCATTTAACTTCCTCTATAGTCACACGATAACATTTTCCATTTCTGTCCACGACAGTCATGGTCTTTCTAGTAGAAAGGAATTCTCCCTTCTCTCCGAGATCCCACTGAATCTTCCCAACATTATCAATGTAAGACATACGATTATTAGTCGAGTCTTTCTTCATTGATTCGCTAATCACTTTAGCGATGTAATCACAATATGCCAACATAACAACTCCTTCAAAATTAGTGCTGGTTTTTCTTTATAGTCTGTAACCAGCAAAAATAGACTGCATCAGTTTATGACTCTTTCTTTATAGTCTCTCAGTCAAAGGACGCAACGACCTGTAGATGTAGACTGCTGTTTTGGCTAGTTTAAAGTCTTGCCACGGATATCCCTCCATTAAGACTTTTATCATCGAATGTAAACTGAAAATTTTTCAGCGTCTCGTTTTAAACATGTCAATGCCATTGCATCATACCTTGGACCACGAAACCTATAGCGGAGTCCTTTAAAATTCTTTTTCAACTGTGCCTGCACTTCTGCAAGTAAACTGATAGGAATATTTTTGTACAATGCTCGTTCGCCACGACACTGAAACTGTTGTAGGTTTATTCCCATGATTTCTTATCACCAAACTGTTCGTTGTATTCGTAACCCATAAAGTACGCACGCATTTCTGCAATGCTCATGTCTTTAGATTCAACTCGGTTACCACGATAAGATCCCTCAGGATACCAGTGTGGATCTTGCGGACGACTATACCAGCTATCAGCTGCACCACGATCAAAGGGACTACCATGACTGCGATCAAAAGTTTGACCACGATATTCAATTTTATTATTCATAATTACGCTCCATAATATTGTGCATCGTCATTTGCCATCTCATCGGCATACGACAACATTTCATACTGCTTTTCTAATTCTAAACACTCACGCTGTTCGATTACATCATAAACCATTTCAATCGGACAATTCAATGTCACTGCAATAAATTTTGGTGACATACCTTCTGACAACAAGTCTTCAATATCCAACGACAACTCTGCCATCTTACTCATATTTTCTCCATTTTAAGAACACCAAGATACATAAGAATCAAACCAACAACAGCCAGTGCAATTTGATATGGTAGTTGTGCATCAGTTCCATTATCCATACCACCAACTGCACCGAACACCAACAAAAAACCAATAACAAGTCTAATCATAATTACCTCGACAAGTTAATAACACGACCAGCATATTCCATGAAAGAAACTTCATGGGGTACAAAAACAATTTTGCCGATGCGAGAAGTACGAACTCCTCTTTGTTTTTTACCATCAAATACATCAGTATGAACAGTAATTTTGTAAGCATTGAAATATTGTTCAGTGCATTTGACTTGCTCAACCACACCTTCAACAAAACAATCGCCACGACCATTCATAGGTTTGAAGTCATAAGCACGAATCACGTCACCAACTTTCACATCAATCATTTTATTTCCTTTTTCAATCATCATAAGACTATTATACAGCAGTTCTGAATTATTGTAAACCCCCAGTTTTGCAAAAAAACAACGAAAAAACCCCTCTACTGGAGAGGGGTTAGAAAGACCCTACAGTTTGTAGGGTTATTTTAAGACTAAATTTGGAGTTTTACAGACTGTATCAACGCTACCTGCTAGTCGATACGGAAGATACCAGATTTGTAGAAAATACCAAACCCAGAGATCTGCTGGGTGTATCATGCTTTTAATTCGCCACGCTCGATTAAAATCTTTTTATTAGCCTGATGTTCTGCTTGGGTCAATTCTTTGTTCTCACCTTTGTATGGAACAGCGTAATTATTTTTGATTAGCCACTCATTGACACGAGTACCATCTTCAAGAATAAAAATACCAAGGATCCTACCAAACTTGTCATCGTTGCTGTCAGGTTTTTGTGTTTCAATAATCACATAAGAACCAACAGGTAATTTCTCTGCCAATTTTTTCTTGGAAAGTTGACCACGAACTTTTTCTTCTGCATTAGTAGTTCTTGATTCTGGTGTATCAATACCTGCCATGCGAACACGTTGGTTAGCTAAAACAATATTAAAACCTAAATCTAAATCGATATCAACTGTGTCTCCGTCAAGCACCTTTAATATTTTCGCTCTATATTGATACATACTTTATTCCTTTTTAGCAAACTTTTCAGATGCAGTAAATCCTAACCCTGCAATCACGATGTATATCATGGACTCAAACAAAGCAGGTGTAACTTTATAGCCAAAGATGTCTGCAATCATTGCGAATGCACAAACTAAAAATGCCAATAGAGTTATAACTCTTTTGCTTGAGACAGAGCCATTGACTCCATCACATAACATACTATTAAACCAGTTCATTTATTAATCGTTTCTTGTATTTCTTGCTACAGGATCTCCTGGCTCAAGACCATATGATGCTGTTGGTGTTGCAGTAAATTGACTTGTATTGCCACCAAATGAACCAGTAAACTGTGATGTATTTCCACCCATACCCATTGGTCTTGGTGGCATACCCATACCACCCATTGGTGAACTCATTGGAGTTGCAGGTGGTGTTGCTGGTTTGTTTGTCCAACCAGAAGTTGCTGCTTGTAGTGCAGCTTTCTGTGCATCTTTATCCCCACCTGCCAACATAATTCCTGATAGAGTGCCAGTCAAGAATGTAGCTATAGGAATAATCAACTCAAAGAACTTTTGGTCGATAGGACTGATAGCGTTCAATGGTTGTGTAACGAAGATAATAGAATAAAGAACAACGAAAACAATTCCAACAAGGGTAAATGATAAACAAATACCGATGAAGAATTTCAGACGAGCCATCAACTGCTCTTCTGTATACATAACTGGTTCGCTCATTTGCATGCTCCTGTAGTTGTTGGTGCAGATGCTGGTTTAGCAACTTCACCATCTTTTGGTGGACCAAGTCTTGGGTCTCTTCCACCTTTAAAAATATGTTCTGGGCAAGTTCTGTTAACGTCACATAGTGGCAGTTTACAGATATCCTTATCCCAGTTCGCTGGATCTTGGCATGGATAACGGAAAGACTCTTTACTTACTATTGCAAATGCAACAGGGATTAGTAATAAAATTCCTATTAACCATAGCAGTTTTTTATCATCCATACCTTACTCTCTTATAGTTATTATTTTCCAGCTAATGGATTATCTAATGCTTTTTGTATCTTTTTATCTACAGCCTGATCCATTGTTTTAAGTTCTTTACGAACTTCATTAACATCTTGAACTGTCTCACGTTGTGTTTGCTTGGATGAACGCTCCACCTGCTCAACAGTATTTTCCAAACGACGAATATCGCCCTTCAGGTCATTTTTAATGTCCTGAGTGTACTGAACTGATTTCTCAGCATTTTGTTGAGTAACTTCTAGTTTCTTATATATTTCAGTCAAGTCTGGTGAAACGTATTCTGCAATCTTTTTCTTCATACCTTGATAATCTTTATAGACTTCAAATGCTCCATAAAGACCACCTAGTGTAGATGAAACAATTGTAAACGCTACCATTAGTTTTGCTGGAGTAAACTCGTATCCACCAATAGAAATTACTGTATCTTTGCTGGCAAATTTTTTAGCTGCAGCTTCTAAGTCGTCTACTTTCTTATTTAGGTCTACTTTTTCTGTCATGCTTTCCTCTTTTTATTTATTTATATTGACTATCAACCATTTCGTTATGTAATCTGTCTGTCCCACCAAACATCCTCAAAGCACTGCGATTATCGATAGTTCTTTGATTGTTATAAACTGTGAAT